CCGTCTACCGCAACATCCGCGAGATGGTCGCCGCCCTCGATGCCGACGGCTGGAAGCTCAGCGAATCCACCGCCTACGAGCATCGCGATCAAGGCAAACTCAAGCTCGACCCGGACGGCACCATCTCCGCAAGCACCGCCGCCACATATGCCCGCAACTACCTGCGCAAAAAAGACGGCACCCCCGGCACCGTCGCAGGCATCTCCCCCCAGGAGCAAAAAACCCAGGAAGAGATCCTGCGCATCCGTGCCGACCGCCTCCAGCGCGAGCTCAAATACCGCGAAGCCACCGGCGAACTTATCCCCCGCAACCAGGTCGAAATCGAACTCGCCGAGCGCGCACAGAACCTCAAAAACTATTTCGACGCCGTCGCCCGCAGCAGCGCCGGCCGCATTATCAAACTCTGCAAAGGCGACCCGCAGAAAGCCCCCGAGCTGATCTCATTCCTGCTCGGCCAGAACCGCAAAGCCTTTGACAACTACGCCAGGCCCATTGAGGGCATCGAAGATGACGAAGAATAACCCAAGCCAAAAGGAGGAAACCATGTTCACTTTTAATCTCGGTCAATACGTCTCTCTAGTCGACAGCGGCGAAAACGGTCGGATCATCGGAAGGGCAGAATTCGAAGGATGCCAGAACGAATACCTTATTCGCTACAGGGCCGCAGACGGTAGAGCCGTTGAGGCATGGTGGAAGGAAGACGCATTGAGTTGATCAGAAAAAAGGAGGGATAAAAATGCAAGCATTCCAGGCCAGAGAAATATTAAAGCAGCCGCTCGTGTTCGGTAACCCGGAACAAATACTCGCGGTGCGCACGCTCGAAAAAGAAGAAGAGAAAAAGACGTTCCAGGTTGAAATTGAGGTTTCCGGCAGATACAGCGTTGAGGTTTCGGCAGAGGATGAGGCAGAAGCTGGGGAAATCGCCATGGAGCACTTCGACCCCTACGATTCTGATATTGATTTTGACGTTATCCATTGTGAGCAGATTGATGACAAAGCCCAATAGAGGCCGCAAAGAAAAGGGAGGGAATATGGAAAAAGGATATTTGGCATTTAGGTTGAAAGTGTTGGTTTCTCAAGAGCTTAACAGTAAAGAGTTCACCGATGGTGAAGAGGCGGTATTGAGCAAGGCCGCTGAAGTGCTTGAATCGCTGGTTTCATCTGCAGTTCTGGTGAGCGATGAACACGGAGGCGGCTATGACGATTGCGGGTGCGATTTGTGCGATGCCGTCAGAGATTTGATTGACGCCTAACGCACAAGATCAGCGGTGACGACGTGCCGTTGATGCTATTGACGCAATTTTGGTTCTGCTTTTTGGCAAGCCACAGACGTATTTTTCATCCGCTGCATTAGATTGTTATAAGGCCATATCAACGACCTTGGAGGACGAAATGATGAAACATTACCACGGAACACCGCTGGGAGGGACAAGGGACGAGGTGGCGCGGTTTCTGCGGGGGCGTCATGCCCTGATACCATACCCTAGACCCGAGGATTTGCCTATTGCCGCCGACGTGTGTCGCTCGTTTGTTTTTGACAATGGCGCCTTCACCGTCTGGAAGCAGGGCGGGCAGCTCGACGTGCCGGGATACATTGAGTGGTGCGAGAAGTGGCATCGGCACCCCGGCTTCGAGTGGGCGTTGATACCCGATGTGATTGAGGGCGATGAGACAGATAACGACGCTTTGTTGTCTGAGTGGCCGAAAAGCATTGCAGGAGTGCCCGTCTATCACATGCACGAAAAGACGAGCAGGCTAGAGCGACTCGCGGAAGACTGGCCAATAGTGGCAATTGGCAGCTCCGGCGTTTGGTCAACTCCGGGAAGTGGAGGGTGGTGGAATCGTATGGCGACGATTATGGATGCGGTTTGTGACAGCGAAGGACGCCCAGCTTGCAAACTTCACGGGCTGCGGATGATGGCACCGGACATTTTTACTCGGTTGCCTTTAGCCAGCGCCGACTCGACGAACGTGGCGCAGAACAAGAACCTGCAAGGGCGCTTCGGGATTTATTGCCCGCCGACCGCCAGCCAGCGAGCTGCGGTGATTGCGGAGCGGATCGAGGCACACAACAGCGCCCCAGTATGGGAAAGCCCAGCGCAAAAAATCATGTTCGACGGATTCGGAGAGTTGGCCTTATAACGGTGCCGATAAGCGGCGGCGCTGTGCCGACCGCGAACCACAAACCTTTTCGCGCCGCTCGGACGTCGAAGACGTCCGCCTTGATTGGCTTGGTTATACCCCAAACCACAGGAGTTGAAAGATGGGAAAGAATTTAGCTGGGAAGTGGGTAGTGCACATTATTGGACAAGACGACATGTTTGACATGCCAGATGAATTGACGGCGCTCAGAAATGCCAACGGGATCAACTTGGACCTGGCAACCTTGCTCGAAGAAAACGGGCGGACTGAACACGACCCTTATGTTTTTGCGGTGGTAAGAAACGTGCCGGCGACAGGGGTATAACGCCCCAGGGTTCAGCGGGTGCGGATGAACGGTCGCGCCGCACCTCGCTTTCGAGACGCAGTAGCGTTGAACACTCCGATGCGACCAGTGGTTAGGCAAACACTTAGAAAAAGGCAGGGAAGATGAAGAGGTTTTTTGTAAATAAGTATCCCGTAAATTGTGGAATCGGAAATGACCAACGGCCACTACTGGTGGAGACGGGTACGGTTTTTACGATTATCGGTATCGTCGGCAATTTTTTCGAGTTGGAGCCTGTTTCAAAGATCGACTGGCTGACGTGTCCGGTGATGGTTGATGCTTTAATGCTAGAACGTGGATTTACGGCGCAAAATCACATTACCACCTAACATCTGGATAGGCCGCGAATCCACGGCCTATCCGCGACGGGGTAGGTCTGCAACTAACGACACAGCTAAGGGGCTGCGTCAGCAGTCCCGCTTGAGCGCCTGGTTAGGCGCAGATCGGAGACGAAAAATGACCGAAAAACAAATTGACGAAATGGTAGACAGGTTTCTCCGCTGGGAACTCCCGGCTGACTTCCGCCCTGATGGAGGTATCAAATTTACACCGCCCCATGAAATTTACTCTCTTGTAGAAAACCCAGATGATCTATGGCCTGTTGGAACAAATCTTTTTACCGCAGACCAGGCTAAGGCAATGATCAAACACATGCTCGGCCAAAGCGCCTAACATCGGGATATACAGCGAAAAAGCCGCATATCAACAATGGGGCAGGTCTGCAACATATCGGAAAATAGACGATTGTTGCCATAACTAAGGAACATTTAACGCAAAAAGCCGTTCAGACTTACCCTCCCGCGGCAAAAGCCAAGCGGGATAGGCCCGTAAGCAGGGGGCCGCGGGCGGGGTTTTTTTAAGGAGAAAGCTGTGAAAGACAAAATTTTAAATTGGTTTGGAACGGGGCACGTCGGCGCAAGTTCAAGAGCAATGGCTTTAGCTGCTGCAGGAATGCCAAACGACGGAAGCCACCCGTACGACCCATCTGACTTTAATCGGTGCCTGCTGCTGCTTGACGCTGTTCCGGAAATCCGCAGGCACATGGATAAAGTGGCGGAGATCTCAGACGCCTGGGCAAGGTTGGTCGAGAGGTGGGATGAAGTTGAGCAGTGTTTCATCGATGAGGTGGGGTTTAACTGGACCAATGGCAGAAGAGCTTCGCGCACTTACAGGCTGATGAAGGAGATCGGGTGTTAGCCGCAGAAAGGCCAAGAAAAAAATCTTAAAAATGGAGAAAGCATGTCAATAAACAAAGCTATCCTGGTCGGCAACCTCGGCAAAGACCCAGAACTGCGCTACACGCCCACCGGCACCCCCGTCGCCACCTTCTCGCTCGCCACAAGCGAAAAGTTCAAAGACCGCGACGGCCAACCGCAGGAGCGCACCGAGTGGCACAACATCGTCGCCTGGCGCGGCCTCGCAGAAATCTGCGACAAATACCTGCACAAAGGCAAGCAGGTCTACATCGAAGGCAAGATCCAGACCCGCAAGTACCAGGATCGCGACGGCCAAGACCGCTACATCACAGAAATCATCGCCGATCAAATGCAGATGCTCGGCCGCAGCCCCGAAAGCCAGCACCAGGGCGACCAGGCCCCGCACGACGACGTGCCGTTTAACTGAGATCAGGAGGGGAAACCCTGTGACAAAAAATCCCGGTAAATACAGGATACACCCGCAGGCTCTATTCAACTTCGACGAGCTGGTCGTTGACAACTTCGCCGGCGGTGGTGGTGCATCAACCGGCATCGAGGCCGCGCTCGGTCGCCCTGTCGATATTGCCGTCAATCATGACCGCATCGCCGTGGCCATGCACACCGTCAACCATCCGCACACCCGCCACTACTGCGAATCGGTATGGGACGTCGACCCGGTAGACGTCTGCAGCGGTCGCCCCGTTGGCTTCGCCTGGTTCTCACCTGACTGCAGGCACTTCAGCAAGGCAAAAGGCGGCAAGCCCGTTGAAAAAAACATACGTGGCCTGGCCTGGGTCGTGCTCAAGTGGGCCGCAAAGGTCAAGCCTCGAATCATCGTGCTCGAGAACGTCGAAGAGTTTCGCACATGGGGCCCGCTCAAGGGCAAGCGCCCCTGCCCCGCGCGCAAAGGGCAGACCTTTAAAAAATGGTGTTCTCACCTCGAGGCGCTCGGGTACCGCGTCGAACATCGAGAGCTGCGCGCCTGCGACTACGGTGCCCCCACGATTCGCAAGCGGCTTTTTGTCATCGCCCGCCGCGATGGAAAGCCCATCGCCTGGCCCGCGCCGACCCACGCCGACCCCAAAAGCCCCGAGGTCAAAAATGGGCAGCTCAAGCCATGGCGCACCGCCGCCGAATGCATCGACTGGAGTGTCCCGTGCCCGTCCATCTTCGAGCGCAAGCGCCCCCTGGCCGATGCAACCATGCGCCGCATTGCCAAGGGCGTCATGCGTTACGTGGTCAATAGTCCGGAGCCGTTTATTATCCAGACAGGATATGGTGAGCGCGCAGGGCAGTCCCCGAGAGTTCTGGATAAAAACAAGCCCTTGGGAACGGTTGTCGCAGGCGCGATTAAGCATGCTGTTGTCGCCCCGGTTCTGACCGAACACGCCAACGCATCATCCCCGCGCTGTATGCCAACGGGCGAGCCGCTGCGCACGATCTGCTCCTCAACCAAAGGCGGTCACCACGCCATGGTCACAGCATTCCTCGCCAAGCACTACGGCGGGGTCGTCGGCACCGGCGTCAACGGACCCATGCACACCGTCACCGCGACCGATCACCACGCCCTGGTCACATCAAGCCTCGTAAAACTGCGCGGCACCTGCCGAGACGGTCAGCCGGTCACAGAACCCATGCCAACCGTCACAGCCGGCGGCAACCACATCGGCGAGGTCCGCGCGTTTTTGATGAAGTATTACGGCACCGATCAGGATCCCAACCTCCGCGATCCGCTGCACACCGTCACATCGCGAGACAGGTTCGGCCTGGTCACCGTGCGCGGCGAGCACTACAGCATCGTCGACATCGGCATGCGCATGCTCACCCCGCGCGAACTCTACCGCGCACAAGGATTCCCGGAAAACTACATCATCGACCGCGATGCAGACGGACACCCCATCACAAAAACCGAGCAGGTCGCGAAATGCGGCAACAGCGTCTGCCCACCCATCGCAAAAGCCATTGTCCAGGCGAATATGGCTGTGGCGGAAAGGGTTGTGGCAGAGGCTGCCAGTGTTTAAACGCAGAGGCGCTGAGGAGGAGTTGACTGTGGGAGACTTGAAATTTTTTATGTTGTTGGCCTTTTTGTTTTTCCTGGTTGACACATACGTTTATCTCCAAGGGCATAACACATTTTTCTGGGCGCACAAGACGCCAGCGGAGTTGGAGTACCAGCGAAAAGCTCTCGGTCTTGATGTTGATACTTCCTCTCCGCCTCTACCCTCTCCGCGCCTCAGCGTTAAAAAAAAGGAGCCCAACCAGGCAAACACCCAATGACCCCAACCGCCGCCCAAAAATACGACTGGCTCCCCCAGCCACCCCCGCGCCGCTTCCGCCTCATGCCCGGCGAAAAAGCCGTCATGCGCGCGCTGCCCGAATGCAGCGCCTGGCAGTGGGCGCAAGGCGAGCGTCATGTCGAAGTCTCCCCCCTGCCCGGGCCAATGGATCTCGACATCACCCCGTATCTCGTTGGGTTGATGGAGATCTACAGCCACGAGCACACCCGCGAGATGTTTATCGCAGGCGGCAGCCAGTCCGCAAAAACCGACCTCATGCACACCTGCTGGGCCTACAGCGCCGTCCACGACCCCGGCCCCGCACTCATCGCCATGCAAGACCGCGACACCGGCAGCGAAACCCTGTCCGACCGCCTCACGCCCATGATCCACCACACCCCCAGCCTGCGGCGGCTGCGCACCAAAAACCCCGACGACATCTCCATGCGCCGCATCCGCCTGCGCAACGGCATGGTGACATACCTCGCCTGGGCCAACTCAGAAGGCCGCCTCGCAAGCAAACCCATCCGCTACGGATACTTTGACGAAGTCGACCTCTGGCCCGAATCCAGCATCCGCAAAGCCCGCGCCCGCCTGCGCGCATTCGAGGATTCCTACAAGATCATTGAAGCCTGCACCTCCAGCACCGAGCAGGGCCGCATCTGGCAGGCCAAAGACCTCGCCAAAACCCAGCTCGAATACTGGCCCATCTGCCCTCACTGCGGCGAAGCCCACATCATGGATTTCTCCAACATCCAGTGGGACCCCGAAACCGTCGACCCCGCAGACCTCGCAGACAAGGGCAGCGCCTGGTACAACTGCCCCAACTGCCAGCAACAATGGGACGAAGAAGACCGCAACCAGGCCGTGCGCCTCGCCCGGCAGCAGCACGACCCACCCCATATAATCCACGGCTGGCGCCCCCGCAACAGCGCCGCCGCAGAGGCGATGCCCTCGCGCGTCTGGGCGCACATCTCCCCGCTCATCTCGCGGTTCGTGCCGTTCAACAAAATCGCAGCCGCCTATCTG